CCCAGCAACCTCTATTCCTACGGGCACCAATTGGGTAATATACTCTGATGCTGGCAATGCCCAAGCTACTACGCTAACTACTGCTGGTGAGTTCCCTGCCAAGTCTTTGGAGTACACGTTTGATAAGCTGGCAATAGGAACGCAGGAAGCGGATGGCAAAGCGGATAGGGCATTGAAGCTGCCTATTAGCGACACAGCCTCTACGGAAATACCCAACGCTACGGACAGAGCCAGCAAGGTTTTGGGCTTTGACGCTAACGGTGCGATCCAGGCGGTTACTGCTAGTGCCTTAACTCCAGAGTACAAGTCGGTAACGGATTTTGGTGCTGTTGGTGATGGCGTAGCAGACGATACGGTTGCCTTGCAAGCAGCATTGGATAGCAATGCTTTGGTTATAATGCCAGCGGGAAAATACCGTACTACAGCGAACCTAGTTATAGACCC